CGGTGCCGACCGGCGCCGTGGTCGGTGGATAAGCATGCGACGGGTTTAGCTGGTCGTTTGCGTTCGGCGCCAGGCCGCCATCGGCCGCAGCCGGAAAAATGCCACTCATGCTCGACCCCCTGAAAGCGCCGCGACCTGGGCCTCGAGTTGGTCGATGCGGCGCAGCGCGTCTTGCAGCGCTTGAACCAATGTCGGCGTGATGCGGCCATAGTCGACACACCAGGGTGTGAACCCCTCGTCGCCCGGCTCACCGGTGCCCTCGACCACGGCCTCCGGCACCACGGTCGCCACCTCTTGCGCCATGAGGCCAATGGAATGTTTGCCGCTGCCCTTCCAATCGAACTCCTGCACCTCGAGCCGGTCGAGGAGCTCACGGCCGCGGGTGAACGGCGTGGCGTTTTCTTTCAGCCTGATATCGGAGCTCGCGGCATAGACGGTTTCGTAATCGCTGATCCCGATCACGCCGACCTGGCCGGTGCCGTAGTTGAGAAACGCGCAGGCGTAGTTGCCGGCGCCGGCGCCGCCGGTTTGCGAGCGCCCCCAGAACGTCAGGCCGATGTGGCCCCAATAGGTATTGATCTGGGCCTCGGTGTTGCCGAACCATGATTGCGCCGACCCGAAATAAGGGCCGATGCCAACCGTACCGTCGACGCGGCGAATGGAGAGCGGGAGGAGATTGAGAGCGCCGGCGTCAGTGCAGCCGTAAAGGCGAAAATCATCGACATCATAAACGCCGCGCATCGACCAGCGCGACACGCCGGCTTTCTTGAACAGCACCTCGCCGACGCTCGAGCCGCCGGCCGCGTCGACCGCGAGCGCCACGTTGCCGGTGGTGTATTTCACCGTCACCGAGGCCGAATTGAACAGCGCGGCGCCGGTGGCGCGCGAAATAAACAGCGGCGTGGTGAGCACGCTATCGGCGTCGGAGTAAGCATCGAGGCGGAAATCGCTGCCGGAGTTGGCGCCGCCCTCGGCGGTGGCATCGCCCAGCACCAGATTCCAGCGGCGCTTGTTGTCGATGCGATTGAATCCAGTAATGGCGGCCGGGTTGCCCGGGCTTTTGTAAATGCGCAACGTCGGCGCAATGTCATTGAGCCAAAGGCTTTTGACTTTCACCACGCCAGAGGCGCGGTCGACCACCAGCGGCGAGTCGATACGGCTGCCATTATCGGCGCAGCGGGTGAGGGCATAGTTTGCGCCGGCGTTCGCCCCGCCCTCCGGGTCGGCGTTCATTTCCGCAATCCAACGGTCGGCGCCGTTGCGCTGATAGTGCACGAACGCCGGATCGTTGACCGCGGTGGAATTGAGATTGAGCGCCGGTTGCAGCTTGGAAACGGTGATATTGCCGGTGAACGTGCCGCCGGTGATCGGCATGTAAGAGGGGCCGCCGGCCTGAATCGGCGCCCATTGATTGTTCAAGCGCGCATAGGTTTGCCCGTCGGCTGGCGCGTCGCTGACTTTCTGGTCGGCGTATTGTTTCGGCACCGCGTCGAGCGGATTAACCGGGTCGCCGGCGAGCTCGAGCGGCCCGGTGAGCGCGCCGCCGATGAGCTCCAAAACTTGCGTCCATGTCCCGCCCATGCGGCCATAGGCGAACGCATCAATAGGCGCCTCCGGCATCGACACCACGACGGCGTCGACATAGGCCTTGCTCGCGGCGTGCTCGGGGGCGCCTGGTATCACCGGCACGAGGAGGGGCCCGGTCATGGTGTCCCCGGCCTTGCTCACCTTGGTGGCGTCGCCGGCGTCCACATAGGCCTTGGTGGCGGCCTCGTTTGGTTGAGTCGGATCTCCTGGGAGAATGATCGGCCCGGTGACGGCGCCGCCGGCGGCGTCGAGCTTCTGGTCAAACCGGGCAATGAGGGCGTCGCCCATGTTGGTGACCAGGGCGGTGTTCCACGAGAACCCCAGCCGGTCGACCAGCGCCAGTTGCTCCGACGTGAAGGCGTTCATTTGCCCGTCGGTGAGCATGGTCGAGCAATCGGAGGCGACGTAAAGCGGCCCCTCTCCGATCACTGTATGCCCAGGAATGTAACCGTTCGCCACACCGGGGCCAGGCGGAACGCCGCCCATGCTTACAGGTGGGAAAATTGCCGCCATCGGACCCGCCCCGCTCGGTTCGGCCGGCCGGATACTAACCACAAAAAACCTAAACCGGAAATGGCAGAGATCCCGCTAAGGCCGCGAGCCGCCTAGAGAATGCAATTTGCCTCGTCGCGTTGATAGATGCACCAGAAGGCGTTGCGCGGGAGGATTTGCGGCAGCAACCACTGCCAGGCCTCATAGAATTCCGGGTCATGCGGCTGCGGCGAGGGCACCGCCGGCAACAGGCAATTGGGCGGAATCAGGCGCTCGCCCGGCCACATCACGATGTTGAGGGACAACAGCGGGTGGTAGCAGGTGGGCACCAGCGGGATGAGCTCCCCCTTTGGCGGGATGGGGTCATCGGCGCAGTTGATTTTCGGCGGGCAAGGTTGCTGGTCCCGCGCCATCGTCCACCAGCCGGTGGGGTGCTCCTCCGGGCAATCGAACTGGCCGGCGTAGCGCATGAGCATGCGAGCGCCGAACAGGCCGGCCAGCTGGGTGAGGGTATCCCAGTTCATGACCTTGAATTTGAGCGACCAAATCAAACAAATCAGCATCGACAAAACCTTGTCGCTCCACTCGCCGGCGCAGCGGTCGGGGAACGTGATGCCGAGGCGCTCTGCCCACAGCCGCACCGTCAACTGGGCGCGGCATGGGTCGAGCTCCCGCAGCAAAACGCATAACGCCTCCACCGAGCCGAACCCCACCGCGGCGAACGAGTCGAGCAACGCCAGCTGCGGGAGCGGCGGGTCATCGTCGCAATGGATGACATCGCCGCAGCACCCGCCGACGATGAGTTGTTCGCAGCCGACATGGTTGCAGCCGATAGCGGTGGCGCCGAGGCTTTGCTGGCCGCTCGATTCCGGCGGCGCCGCCGAGGTGGTGTTGTTGTAGATCTGGCCTTCCGGTGCGAACGCTCGCACCCAGCAAACGAACAGATCCTCGGTGACATCGCACGGCGAGGGGCCACAACAGCCGTCCGGCACGCGACATTGAATGGCCGGGATATCGGGGCCGGAGGTGCTGATCATTGCCGCCTCGACGTCAGGAGGAGCGGCACCGGCGGCGCCGGCGCGAACGTCGACTCGCGGAGCTCCACATCCTCGACCACGAGAAAATGCGCGCAATCGAGGAACGCCCAGGCGTTATCCTCACGCCGCAACGAGTCATCAAACTCGAGGGTGACGTCGGCGAAACAATTAGCGGTGCCCGATGCATCCATGGCGACCGCGCGCATGTGTTCTTTGCAGATCTTCGACCCGACGCAATAAACGCCGCGCACGAACGCGCGCAGCGCCTCGAGCATGCGCTCGCGAGCGTCAATCGGGCAGCCCTGGAAACAATGCGCCACCACGGTCACCATCGTGGGCAAGGCCTGGTAGTAGCGCCCGACAATGCCGACCGGCGCCAGGCCCTCGCCCTTGCCGGCGTTGCGGCCCCACATCCACAGATTCATGGCGTCGATCACCTCGCAGGTGGGCACGCCATAGGGAGCATTATCGCGGTCGCCGAACGCACCCTCCATAAACGGATAGATGCTCACCATTTGCGGGTCGCAGCACCCCTCACACTCCTCGACGCAAGCGCGCGTGACGCCGGGATAGGTCGACGTCGTTTCGAGATACCATTTGAGATTGGTGGAAATGGCAGAGGCGCGCTCGGCGGCAACAATGCGCGAGCGCAGCGAGTCGCAGCTTTCATTATCGGAGCCGCCCACCAGGCCGTTGCCGACCACGATGGCGTCGATATCAATGCCGGGATAGGTGGTCGAAACCACGAGCTCGGTGCCGGCCGGCATGTCGAACGCCGCGCCGCCGGTCACCGACACCACCCGGAGCACCGCGCGGCCGGTGCTATCAATCGTGGTCGGATTGAACGCCACGCCGGGGTCGAGCTTGTATTCGCGGGCGTCGCCGGCGAACCGGATATTGGCCGGGATGACCGCGCCAGGCGTGCCGGTGATGGCGACATAACCCTTAGAACGGGTCGCCGCGTGCAGGCTAATCCCATGCTGGGCGCCGTACACCACGAGGTTGTCGCAGCACATCGTGGCCGGGTTGTTTTCCTTGAGCGCCTGGGTGACGAACCCGTGCATGGTGTTGACGGCGCCGGCCATCACGAACGCCAGCACATCCTCGGTCGACATCGGCAGCACCGGAGCTCCGCCGAGGAGGCGTTTCGAGAGCTCGGTGGCGATGGCGGTTTGTAATTCGCCGATATCAGGCCGCGGCAGCCGGCATGAGATATCTGTGATTAGAGCCATGCCGCCCTCCCATTATGCCACCAGCGCGCGCTCACCCAGCGGAACCGTGGTCGAGGCCCGGCCTGGCCGATACTCCTCCCACAGCCATGTCGCGTCTGGCATGGCGGTGCCCTGGAACACGAGCTCCCGACTGATCCCCGGGCCCGTAATCTTAACAAACAAATTCATCACCTGCCGGCTGGCATACATGGCGCGCACGTCGAGGGTGGCGACCAGGCCCCAGGTGGTCAGATAGCCGAGCGCCTCGAGCGCGTACTGGCGCGCGGTGATGAGCGCCTCGTTATTGGCCACGCGCCATTTGAGCGACCACAGTTTCGAGCCGCTCGAAAACTGATCGGTGCGAAAACTATCGGCCCACCAACCGCCGTCGCGCTTGCCGAGCGGATGCTCATCGCACTCGACCCGGCCGCGGGTGAACAGCTGCCCGATGATCCAGGCCTCGAGCCATCGGTCGCGGTCGATGGTGCCGAGGTTGTTGATATGCAGCGCGGCGTTGCCGCCGACGCACTCCTGGGGACACGTCGGGGGCGAGCACTCCGGCACCCGCCGCATGGTGATCGGCCGCTCAAAGCTCGGAAACTCGGTTGTGCGGCAAACCGGTTTCGGCGGTGCGCAAATGTTGGTGGGTCGAGCGGTGGCCATGGTCCCCCCTTATATCCCGCCGGAGCCCCAGCGTTTAGCGCCGGTTGGCACCGGCCCAATGAATGGGCCATCGAAGTTGAGATTCCAACCCGAATTGAAATGATAAAGGCAGGGCACCACGACCAGCCGCAGCTGCGTCAGTTGGGCGAACGTATAAAGCAAGCCGGGGCCAGTGCCGGGATCGGTAGCACCGGCAACGTTGTTCCATGTGCCGTTCTGCGTGATGTTGCGAATGCCAGCGCCGCCCAATTCGGTATCGAAGCAAAGCCCCAGCCAATCGTTGACCACCCAGGTCGGGAAACCGCCAGTGCCGGAGGCGTTGGTGTACCAATAGCCGTTGCCAAAGCCCATCGAAGCGCTGCCGTTGCCGGGATAATTGCTGCCCGTCTCAAAAGTGGCATGGGCATAGCCTGCGCCAATGATGTTGCTGGCGACCGCCGCACCAAAGTTCTGCACCTCAAAATACTTCAAGCCCGGTCGGCCTTCGGCGTGCGAGCACGCGCTGTAAAAGGCGGTGTTGTTGAATATCTTGGTGATGGTCAGATTGCCGTTCGAAAGCGCGAACGCACCGGGCGCGAGGCGGCGTGGATTAATCGTGGTCTTGGTCTGCGGATCGAGCAACATGACGGCGGGCGAGCCGACCTTGGTGACGCCGTAGAGGTTGAACGTCCCGCCGAGGAGATTGACGCCGGAATTAGGAAATAAGCGGATGGCGTTGATGGCGTTGGTGTCGGCAACATAACCGCCGCCGAACGTCGCCACCGCATTCTGGCTCGGGTTGGCGCCGACCATTTGACCCATGAACCATTTGCGCAACGTGGTCGAGGTTGGGATGGCAAACGAAAAGCGATAATTGCAATTCGCGTTGGCGGCACCCGCATAGTTGCTCGCGCCGAGAATGACTGCGGTGGATTGGCCGCCCCATCCTCCGCCGGTTCCGGTCGAGTTCGCGGCGGCGATGTTGTAGAAGTATTGATAATCGGTGGCGCCCGCTTTCCACGTCGCGCCGCCGTCCTGGCTTATGCGCAGATTGAGCGGCGAGTCCGCGCCGACCCGCACGCCCACGGCGTGGATTTCATATTCATCATAGGTGCCGTCGATGCCACTCGTAAAATCAACTTGGCCCACTGCGCTGGTGACAATCTGCGACGATAGCAGCACCAGCGAGCCGGCGGGAATTGCACCGGCGTCGCCTTTCTCGCCGCGCGCGCTGACCAAATGGCCGGTGAAATAGGTATAGCCGACGTTGCCGGTGCACGTCGCACCGGCAGCATTTCCCTGCACGAACGCTTCATAATAATCGGTGCCGGTACAGGTATCGTCAAAGCTGACTTGGAGAGGCGCGGCATTGCCTGCTACGGCAGCGGCAAGACCGAGCTTGAACAACACACCGTTTTTATAGACCGCAAGGGTATAGCTGCCGCCATTCAAGACGCCAGTGAGATAGACCGCCGCAGTGATGTGCACCGAGCCGGCCGGCGGCACCCATCGACTCTGGCTCGCGTTGTAAAAACTTCCGGTGTCAAAAAGCTCGGTGCCGAACGTGATCTTGTCCGGCCCGCCCGTGTTGAGGAGGGGTGTTTGGTTCACGCCGTTTTTATGAGCGTGGAAACCGACCGCCGGCAGCCCGGCAGCACCAGGGCCGGGAGGCCCCGCCGGTCCCTCTGCGCCGGGCGCCCCAGGCGCACCGGGCGGCCCGTCAACACCCGGAGGCCCAGCCGGTCCGGCGGGGATCGGCACCGGCGGCCCGACGAACCCGGCTTGATCGGTGTACTCAAGCGCCTCGCCCGGTTGCAGGGCGAGCTTATAGAGCCGCGCGACGGTCGCGCCATCGGTGTGCAACACCGCCACGTCGCAAGTGATTGCCGCCTTATTGCGAATGTGCAGCGCCTTGATGTTGCGCTGCGCCGAGGCCGCCGGCGCATTGACCACAGTTGTGGTCGTTGCGGTGGTGATCGCGTGATTGCTGCGGCCGGGCGTGATGGCGCCGGCCAAGGTATCCACCCAACTCGCATGCACGTCGAGCGCCGCCGCCTGGCCGCTGACGACTTGCAACGCATCCGAGGTTGAGGTGAGCAAGATCATAGCTTTATCATCACATTCCAGAATGCGGTGGGCTGCATCACGTTGAACGGCGCACCACCGCCCGCAACGTCCACATTGACGCCGTTGTAAACGCTAATGCTGGGCGAGGTGACGAATGTGTCGACGAATTGCTCGACATTGCCATAGGTGATGGTCGCCGCACCCCAGGCCCAGACATAACTGTAATAGGTGCGCGCGGCGTGGACGTGCGGCACCAGTTCGGCGAGCGTCTGGTAATGTTGTTCCTCGCCCAGTGTTTGGCCCAGCGCGCGCGCGGTCAGGCCAGCGCCAGTGCCACCGATGGCGAGCGCGCGGCCCAGTTGTTTGGTTAAGCTCATCCGGCAATGCGCCGCCCAGGCTGACACCGCGTCGGTTTGCGCGGCGCGCGTGGTGGCGGCGCCGGCGCTGGTGAAAATCGGCGCGTTGGCGTCGTTAATGTTGTTGAACAGGAGCGTGAACAGATTCTTGGTGTCGCGGTTGGCGCGCGTGGCCCCGGAGAGATCGTTGCCGATGGTGCCATCGTCCATGATGACCCAACCGGCATCGGCCACGGTCTTTAGCGTGAGCTTGGCGTCGCCGGTGGTGAAGCCGGCGCTCGGCGGTGCAACGGAGGCCGCGAGCAAAAAACCGTGCTCATCTATGTATTGCAGCGTGGCCGCCGGCTCGAGCGTGAGTTTGTAGAGTTGCACCACAACCGCGCCGTCGGCGTGTTGCACGGTGATATCATTGGCTGCGGCGCCGCGATTGGACACCCACAGGCTTTTGAGATTGCGTTGCTTGCCGGACGGCGGCGACGGCACCACGTCGGTGGTCGCTGCGGTGGCAATGGCGGTATTGGCGCGGCCTGGCGCGGTCGAGCTCGGCGGGGTGTTGTCCAACCAATCGGCGTGCACGTCGATGGCACCGGCGGAGCCGGTAACGAGTTGCAGCTTGTCGGTTGTGCTGGTGAGCAAAATCATTCGTCACCAGACATAGAGGCCGGAGTCGAGCGGTGCGCTAACGGTGCCGCCACCGGCTGGCACCACCTCCCAGGCTGCGTTTTTCCGCCCGTACAGCTGCCCATCTAGGGGGGCGTCGGCAAAACCCACCCCCGGCACGCCCTGCGGCCCCTGGGGCCCTTCTGGTCCCGCTGGGCCGGCTGGCCCGGTCGGGCCTGGTGGCCCCTGCGGGCCGGGCGGCCCCTCCGGGCCGGGGATGCCCTCCCCGCCGCCGGTGGCATGGCTGGTGAGGTTGCCCATGGCGTCGAGGTAGAGCGGCTCGGCGATGGCGAGCGCGAGCTCCTCCTGGGCGTCGAGGTAGAGCGGTTTTTTATAGGCGATGGTGATGTTGTTGCCGGTGACCTTGACCGGCGGGGTGGCGGTCGGCGGAGCTCCACCACCGCCGGAAACGATTTGATCCATTTGGTTTTGCAGCTGCCCGACCGCGGCGCCGACGCCGAGCAATGAAACAACGCCATCCTTGCTGGTGGCCTGCCAGGGCTTGCTGCCGTCGGGCCCCTTGGCCAGGCCTTTCTCACCACCCTCGCCGCCCTCGCCGCCTTCCTCGAAGGCATCGAACGTGACGGCGTCCTGGGCGGGTGACACCGAGGCATTGCCGCCGGCGCGGTGATCGCGAGCGTGATGAATGCCGCCGACGTAAACGCCGCCGGAGGCCTCGAGGTAAACCTTGCCGTCGACCTTTTGCTTGTGTTCCTTGGTGGCGAACTGGGTGGCGTTCGAGGCTTTAACGTCGAAACTGCCCTGGGTATTGTAGCCCTGGCCCTTGTCGGCGTTGTTCTTGAAAACGCTTTTCGTGGTGCCGCTGACTTTCTGGTCCTTGCCATCCCAATGCATGCCGGCGACGCGGCCGGAGTCTTTGGTCTGCCCAGGCTCCGGGTCATCGCTGCCGCCACCCTGGCCTCCGCCGGCGCCGTTGCCGCCTTGCTTCTTTTCTTTCTTGTGGCGGATGAACAGTTTTTTGTCGTCCGGCGCGTAGTTGAACGCCTCGTTTTCATCCGGCTGCGGGTGCTCCTCGCGGTCGCCGATGACCCATGCCACGACGCGGCGCGAGCTATCGCCGCCCACGTCCATGGTGAACACTTCATGTTTTTCCGACGGCTTGACGTGCGCGACATAGCCGACCGGGTGCAGCACATCGAGTTTATCGTTTTCGATGGCCACGCCGGTCTTGACCCGGGCGCGCAGGATCTTGCCATCGTTATAGGTTTTGAGGAGGTAGCCGCGGCGAACGTAGTTTCGCACCTTATGCGAGAGGTGGAGAACGTGTTCCCAGGATAGTGAGGGGTTTGTCATTAGCCCACGGCCCCCGACACCGGTGATGACATAAAGCTCCCGCTGCCGGCCGCGCCGCCCTCATCGCCGCCGCCGCCCTCCTCATCGCCGAACGTGTCCTTGGGCTTGAGTGTGAGCGTGGCAAAACGGGTGTCCTTGTCCATTTCAAACGAGGCGGTGGCGATTTGCAGCATGTCGGCGACCCCATCCACCGGAATGGTGACGTGGTGCATTTTGCCGACCTTCCACAGCTGCCCGCCATCGTCGGACCACGTCGACATGGTCAACGTCACCTCGAGGCCATCGCCCTTGCGCCGTTTAGCCTCGCCGACCGCGCGCTTTTTTAGCGTTTGCTTGTCGTGGTCGGAATCGATGAGCATGTGAAATTCGCGCTTGTATTTCACATAATTGTCGGTCGCCTCGCCGGCGAGCTCCTCGGCTTCCTTGCCGTATTTCTTATCGGTCGGCACCGAATTGCCCTTGGCTTTGATCTTGGAATAGCGCGGGCTCATGTCGCGTTTAGTCGACCATTGGTAAAAATTCTGGCCCAGCACGAGCGGTTGCCCGGTGCCCTCATCGGAGCCCTTTTTGGACATCACGACGTTACCTTGCTCATTCTCGCTAAACGTCAGATTAAACTCGCGGCAAGCGCGGCGCATGGCGCGCTCGACCGATTCCCCCTCCTGCAAAATGAAGCGCTCGAGTTGCCGGCTTTCGCCCGACTTGTCCTCGAGCTTCGGCTCATAGCCTTCCATGAGCTTTTTCGAAATCTTGCCCGGGGATTTTTTGTTCTCTTGCCCGCTCGGGTGATCGGCGTGACTGTCGACAATCGAGGAGGCCAGGCCGCGGAATGAAAACTCGAGCCGATAGGAGTTTGAGTCGCCGTGCGAGGTGCGACTGTCGACCCGGAATGTGCAGGCTAGTTGCCCGTCCATCATGAGCGTGCCGCGCACGCCGTCCATGATTTCCGCCACCGGGGCGGAGGTGGCGGCCATCATTTCCGCGCCCGGCCAGGAGAGCGTCACCGTGCCGGAGCTCGTGGCGTCCTCTTTAGCGCGCTTGAACGATAGTTTGAGGAAGTTGCCGAAGTTGCCCCCGGCAATGCTGATAAAGCATGAGCCAAATTCCTCATTGGCCATCGTTCAACTCGCCGGCGCAACAATCTGACTGCCGATAAGAAACGGCACCATTTGCGCGTTATAGCTTTCGACCTGGGCATACCGGCGCCCGTCGACATAGAGCTTATGCGACACCACCACCGACGGCCATTGGCCGTGCACCTCCGAGCTCACGATGCCCGGCAGCCGAATGTTTTTCGTGAGGATTGAGCGCGCCGCGTCGGCGCGAGCTCGCCGAATGGCGGTGACCAGCACGTCGTAACAAGTCTGCGCGGCCAGGCGCTCCTCATCGTCATAAACCGCCATCACGAAATCGAGGGCGAGCATGGCCTCGGTGACGGTGCTGTATGTGGCCTGCAAGGCGGCGAGCGCATAATCGCGAATGAGCGAGAGCCGCGCCGACACGATGAGGCTTTCGACGCTGGGCGTGCCGTCGGATTGCTCGACCACGAACGCATTGAACGCATGCAAACGTTTGACCGCGTCGAGGTGCAGCCGGCGAATGGTGGCGGTGCCCTCGGTGATCGGCGCCACCACGCCCTCAAATGTGATGTAACCGGCCTTCACCACGGTGACGTCGAACGTGGCCGAGCTATCGTCGGGGGTGAGCCCGGCCCGCAGCGATGGCGCGGGCGCCGGCAAGCGGCCGGCGAGCGCCTGCAAATTGACCGCCGGCAATGGCTGACTGCGGCCCTCGAGCACCGAAACCACATCGAACGATTCCTCATCCTCCGCCGGCTCGACCAGGCTGGCCAGGTTCATGTCGATGGCGCGCGCCGCCTCCACCGCGTTGACGTTTGGTTGCCACACTGCGCGCAGGGTCGAGGCGTCGATGGCTGCGGTGCCGGAGGTGAACACCTGTTCGGCTGAGGTGCTGAATGCATACGGCGCCATCGAGGCGTTCGCCTCGACAAAATCGAAATCGAGTTTGGTGCGCTTAATGTCGCGGCGATAGTCGGCGGAGATTTTGAGCGTGACGCACGCGACTTGCTGGCCCCCGAACATGGGATGCACGAGCGTGCCGGGCTGCGGCGACTCGGCCGCGCGCGCCATGGCGTTGGATTTTTCCACCTGATCGGAGCCGATGAGATAGCCGGTCAAATGAAACCGGCGGATCTTGCGGCCCATGTCCTTGTAACCGGTGTCCTCCGAGAGCGGATATTCGTATTGATCGCCGCGCCGGCCGAACTCATCGTCGCTCGTTTCGCAGAGGAACGGCACGCCTTTCCATGAGGCGTCGCGATAGGTCGGAATTACGCAACCGGGTGCAGCCATTTAATTAGTCCCCGCCGGTGGGGCTATCGGTGCCCGTGGATGGTTTGCCACCGCCGCCACCACCGGCGCCTGGCACGTTGACG